TGACGCGTTCGCCTGCGTCACCGGCGACCAGCGTGTACGAGTCGGTTTTGTCGTTGATGACCAGCTCGGTGATCGAGTTGAGCTGTGCGGCCGTGAGCACTTGACCGGCTGTGAATGGGAACGGTGTTGCCATGACTACCTCATCCTAATACGTTCGTAGAGTCGACTTGTCCGTACGTCGCGTCGTCAAGTACCAGTTCATAGATGATGATTGTGGGTGACGTGTAGTACGTGATTCGGTGGCCCTGAGCCACGTCAATGGTGCCGGTGATGCCTTCGATTCGCAAGGTGGTGGCCACCTGGCTGCCGCCCATGCCTGGGATGGTTTTGTGGATGCTGATGGTGTCGCCGATGTCTAAGTCAGCAACAATGGCGCGTTGAGCGTTGGTCAATCGGCTGAACGTGGTGCTGAGGGCGGAATACCTGGGTGCCGGGTTTGGGTTCAGCAGGTACAAGGCAAGGTTGTCAATTTCGGATTGTTCGTGCAGCAGACTGTCGGTGATTGACGTGGTTTGGGTGAAGTATTTGGCAATGCTGGCCGCGTTGCTTTGCGTTGATGAATTGTTGTTTAGTCCCTTGACGTAGGTGCGGTTGATGACGCCGTCGCCGTCAAATTCCACCTCGAGCGAATCGTAGTTTGCGCCGCCGCCGTCGTCCTCAAAACTGATTGCCGGTGCGGCCAGCGATCCGTATTCGCGTTTTGTGAACGTGAATGTGCCGTCTGCGGCGATGAACAAGCGGCCTTGTTCGGCGTCGTTTATTTGCGTCAAATACGTCAACGTGTTGGTGCCTTGCGGTACGTCATAAGAGCTGTCATGACCCAAATTGGTGATGCCAGTGGCGATATTGGTTGCGCCGGTGTAATTGACTTCCGGCTTGGCCAAAGTGCTGGTTACTCGTTCGCCGCTGGTTTGTGGATCGACGTTCCAGGCATTCAAATAGGTTTGCGCCAAACGGTAAAACTCGTCGGCGCACTCGACGTTGACGGTGTTGTATCCGCCCATAGCGAATTCGTAGTTGTAGCCGGTGACGACGCCGGTGAACAGGTACGTGCCGCTTCGTGACACGCGCACGCGCCTGAGCGGTGCAAGACCAGGTTGGTTGTTGGCTGGGTCGTAAAACGGGCTGGTGGTATCGTACGGCCCGAGAATGCCCGTCTGGTCGTACATGGTGAAATTCAGGTGCCCGGCGCTGAACTGGTCATCGATCTTTTCGCGGCCACGCGTGTAGCTGACGTTCGTGACGTATTGGGTTATGTCGGCGTACTGTGTGGGCCCTGGGCTCAGCACGTACGTTGTGTTGTCCAGCACGCCCTTGCCGGGATCGCTGTTGTCAAGCGTGAACGCCAGGTAATCAAATCCTGTGTCAAGTTCGACGGTGTAGGTGCCTGCCTGTACTACGGTGCCCGGCATCACGCCACCTGAATGTTGACCGGGCCGCTGCGCCGGTTGTATGCGCGCAAGGCATTGACAATCACGTCGCCCAGGCGAGCGTCGGCGACGTTGGCGTTGATGTTGATGGTGACGTTGCCCAAGCCGCCCGCTCGATCTAACGGCACCACGGCTTCTGGGCCTGCCTCACCAATCATTGCCAACGTGGGGCTGGTGACGATGCCGCCGTTGGCCAGTTCTGGAATGTCGGGGACGCTGAATTTGTTACCGCCGATTCCAGGCACCCAATCGGGCACCGAAAACGACAATTTGCCGATGGTGCTGTTCCAGGCTTTGGCGATGCCGTTGAAAATGGCTTTGTAAAAACTGAGCACGCCGTTGAGATAGCCCTTGATGAGTTCGACTGACGCGCCGATGGCATCTTTGATGAAGCTGAACATTGCATCGACGCCTTCGCGAAATGTCTCAGATTTTTGGTACGCCAACACAAAAGCGGCGACCAGTGCACCTATTGCCAGCACCACTATGCCGATGGGGTTGGCGGACATAACGAAATTCAGTGCGGCCTGGGCGGCTTGCACGACAATCAACGTTGCTTGGTAAACCTTCATTGCCGCGTTGACGGCCAGAACGGCGAGCGACAAGCCGCCGATGACACCGGCCAGAATGAGCACAATCTTGCTGTTTGCTTGTACCCATTCGGCCAGCGGCACCAATTTGTCGAGCAGCGCAGTCACGGCTGGCAGCAGGGCTGCACCGATTGCTTCTTTGGCCTCAGACATTTGGATGCCCAAATTTTTCATGCGGCCTGCGGCGGTGTCGGCCGCGTTTGCGGCGGCGCCTCCGGTCGTTGCGGCCAAAGCCGACATGACCTCATCGAAACTGGCGCCGTCTTTGATCATCGGAATCAGCGACGCATCAAGGGCTTTCAGGCCTTTCATGTTGCCGTTGTATGCCTTGCTCAACGCATCGACGGTCGTACCCAAGTCGTTGCCAGTCGACGCCGAAATGTCCAGGGCGGCCTGCAGCAGCTCTTGGCCCAACGTCAAATCGCCGGTGGATTGCACCAGCGTTGCCAGAGCAGGACGCAGCTCGTCGTCGGCCGTGGCCGTCGCTTTGCTCATGCTGCTGATCCACAATTCGTTGACGGCGATGGCGTCGTCGGTGGCATCGAGCGTTGAGCGCCTGATTACGCCAGCCAACTGCTCCTGGGCGGCCTGATCCTCCATAGCGGCTTTGGTGGCGGCTCCAAGTCCTGCGGCGAGCCCTGCGACGGCCGCCGCAGCCGGCACGGCCGCCTTTTGCAGCGCGAACTTGGCTTTGGCCCCGGCACCTTCCAGGTTCTTGAATTCCTCGATGGCGCGGCTGATTCCCTTGCCGTCAAATTCGGAAATGATGGGGATTGTTACGGCCATTAGGACACCAGCCTACGATTCGTTTCATCAGCGATTTTCTCAGCAAGTTCGGCCACGTTTTCGTTGACGGCGTCGGCGTGACGTTCGTACGTGGGCCACATGAGACGCGACGCGCGACCGTACAGCTGATCGAGCGCCGCAGCCAAACGGTTGCTCGAGCTGCGGCCTGCCATGTCGAAAATCGTTCCTGCCGGGCTTTTCATCGTGACGCTGAATACTGCCAGCGCGTTTCCGCGTTTGCGGTTGCTGAACCGGGCAATGATTGATTTGCCGACAGCCGACTGCGACCAGGGCAACAGTTTGCCGGCTTTCCAGTTGCGCGCGAAACCGGACAACGGCAACGCGACCACCTGGGTGCGCGCGTCCTTGACTATCGGATCGACGATTTGCTTGAAATCCTTTTTGATTTCTTTGGCGAGGTCAGGCTCCATTTTTTGCAGTTCCCTCAGCGTTTCTTTTACGCCAGCAATCGTGACAGCGGTATCAACGGCCATTGCTCGCCTGCCTGCTCACCAGCTGAATCGTCGCTAAATCCTCCAGGTCGAATTCGACGTTGGGCGGCCAGTACCCGGTAGCCAAAAGCAGCTCTGCTAACTGGCGTCTGACGGAGCTGCGACCGTAGGGTTTGTTTGCGCGACCTCGAGCACGTCGAATGCGTCAACTGATTCCAGCCAGGCGTCGTAATCACGGCCTTCGCGTTGCTGGGCGTGGAGCTGGTGCCAAGCCATGAACATGAGGTCGTCGACGCCGACACCGGCCTGCAGATCGCTGATGCGGCGTTTGAAACGTCGCTCCCACGCGGCCACGGTGGCAATCGTGGTGGTGACCTTTTCGGTTATCGGCTGGCCTGCAGGTGTCTTGTACGACACCTGGATGTTCAGCCTCATGTGGAGCTGGTGGCGATGGTGGAGGCGCCGGTGAACGTGACCTCGACCTCGGACAGTTCGCCCACGGCCTGATTGACGACATCGAGCGACTCGAAATACGTGCCGGTGATGTTGTAGTTCAAGTTGGTGGCTGAGGCTGCGCTGCTGTCGCGTCGGGCCGACACGTAGCAGTTGGTGCCCACGAGCGCGTAGAGCGCGTTCAGAATGGTGGCGTTGGCCAGCAAGGTGGCGGTGATTTGCACGGTGGACAAGCCGCCAACGTTGTAGCGGATTGTGCCGCCGAAACTGGAGGCATCAAGCGATTCTTTGCCGATGTTGACCACCAGGTTGGTGGTGTTGTCGCTGTAGTCGACGGTGCTCGCGGACGCCGCGCCGATTTTGAGTACTGCCGATCCGAGAAGGGTTGATGCAACGGCCATGTGTGGAATCTCCTGTCATTGGAGGCCCGCTGCAAGCCTGTGGGCATTCTAGTACGCCTATGGGCTGACTTTTGTTCGTATGGTCAGCTCGTATGCGGAATAGTCGGCGCCTCCGTAGGTGACGGTCGTCGGCCGGGCGGCCGTGAGGCCGATTTTGGCTGCGCGCACCAGGTCGGCCATGTCGAGCAGTTGATCGAGGGTGCGGTTGTCGCCGGTGCCCATTCCGACCATCACGACACGGAATTCCATCTCGGCGTTGACGTTGGTGTTTAGCGAAATGGTTGGGGCTTCGACGATGCAGCACGGCACGTTGATGTTGCGCGGATCATCGAACACGCGCAGCCCGGTGATCGACTGCAGCTGTGTCACCAGCTGGTCGTAGCCGGTCTTGAACAGGTAGTCGGGCATCAGGCGACCTGCGGTTTGCCGATTCCGAGCAGCCGCAGAATCTGGCCGAAGTTGCCGGTGACCGGGCCGCCTGTGGCAAGCGGATCAAACGATGCAAACGCTTCGGTGCTGCCGCGCTCGCGGTAAAGAATTGCGGCGTACTGCGTGGCGGCGAGTTTGCAATCCAGGCCGGGTACGGTGCTTGGCGAGTCCCAATAGCCGGCTTCTTGGCGGCGGCGGTATGCCCAGGCGTTTGCGGCTCCGACTGCCATGTTGGCCACGTCGAGATCGGCGCTCGGGCTGGTGAACGTAAAACCGAGGTAATCCTCCAGGTCGGCGAGGGCAATCCACGTGCAGGTCACGGAATACGTGACGCTGCCCGATGCGGCTGCACGTTCTGCGTCGTCCGTGGTGAGCGCGAACAGCACCTGGTTGGGGATGATTATGTCGTAGTCGAATACGTAGTCGCCCTGGTCTGAGACACCGACGAAGTAATTTTCCGGCAGCGCCAGGATGGTGCGCGTGCCGTTCCAGGTGGCGTTGATGCCGCTGATGGTGATGCTTTGGCCGACCTCGAAGTCGATTGGTTCCAACAGCTGAACGACGGCGACGTTGTCGGCCACCTGTTTATGGGTGACCGTGTACGTCGCCATCGTTCAGGTTCCCTGGAGGAAGGAACTGGTTGGCTCAGCTCGCGACGCGCTTGACGAACTTGGTCTCGTCGATCATCAGCGTTGCGAAGTAGCCGCGGAACGCAATCGTGCGCGACAGCGTGCTGGGCACGTCGATGCTGATTGCACCCTTTTGCTGTTCGAAGATTTCGAAGCCTGACGGGTCGGCAATCACCAGCGTGTTGGCGGCGAAGTTGCGATCCACCACGACGGTGAGGCCGAACGCGTTGCCGGCGGCGACGCCTGGCGACACTTGACCGAAGGCGTTCATCGGACCGGCTTGTGGGAACAGCGGACGGTTGGAGCCGTCCACCAACTTGCCGAGGTTGCTCCACATCGTCGGGTCGACGAACAGGTGCGTCGGCAGGTTGCCGTTGCTTGAGCTGAGGATGGTTGCTGAGGCGCCGTAGATCCATTCCACCCACTTGTCTGGGGCCGACAGGTTGGCGGCTGACAGCACGCGCGTGACGGTCGCACCGGCGACGAGGGCATCGGCTGCGACGTCATCGGTCTGGTTGGCGTAGATGCGCGACATGTCATCGAGCACGAGCGACAGCACGGCCGGATCAGTCCAGTCCATGTCCTGCTCGGAAATGGTGACGTAGCCGCCGTACGTGCCTTTGGTGACCTGGTTGTTGAACACGACGAACGTGCCGGACTGCAGCGCAGTGTTTTCGGTGGCTTGTGCGGCAATCGAGGTGTGCGTGGTGACCTCGGGGCGGATGAACACTTTGCCGCCACCGGGCATCGCCTTGACACCGACTGCATCGACGACCGGGCGCAAGCCGCGGAAGTTGTTGTACACCGGGCCGACAATCGGCGTCGGCAGGATGCCGGGCGTGTCGCTCGTGAGCACGTCGGGCGCGGCAGCGCGGATGTTGGCAATGAACTCGGCGGCTTCTGAGCCACCCTTCAGCAACTTGCTGATGTATTCAGCGGCGCTGGGCAGCTTGAATTCTTTCTTGGCTTCAGCCCAAATGATTTGCGGTGCTGGTGCGGGTGCCGGGACTTCTACTGCTTTTGCTTCGACCTTGTCGGACATGGTTGTCTCCTGTTGTGGTTCGGTCGCTGCAACGTCTGTAATCGTAGCACCCTTGAAGGCTGGTACGGTCACCAGCGACAACTCTACCCAATCGGCGCGCGAAATGATCATGGTGCCGCTGTCGTCGTAACTGGCGTCAATGACGTCGACGCCGACGCTGACCGCGTCGATGGCTTCGTCTTTGACAAGCTCGAGCATGTCGTTGCCGTCGCTGGTTTGGCTGATTTTGGCGGTGAACAGCATGCCGTCCTCGGTGTCCAGGCGGCCGGTGACGACGCCGACGGGCTGCTGCGAATCGTGGTATTTGAGCAGCTTGGGTTTCTTGCCGTTGACCGGCAGGGCGCCACGCTCGAATTTGACGCGCGTGCCGTCGCTGACGGTCGCCTCGACGTTCCACGGCACGGCCACGCCCGAGATGGTGCGCTTATTGTCGCCTTCCTCGGCGATCACGAAAGTGTTGGCAGCGGTAAGTCTGATCATCGGTCTTGCTCCGTTTCAGTAGGGGTTGCCCCCGGAATCGGTGCAGCGTTTTCCGACTCCGGGGACATTTGTGCTTCCTCCAGATAGCTCTCAACGTCCAGGTAGATGTAACGGCCTCGCGGCGTCACGTTGTTCATGCTAAGCGTCTGCTCGATGCAATCAATGTACGGCTTGGCGCCAAACAGGTAGAGGTCTTGGCGCGCCTGGAGCGCATTCTGGTATGTCATGCCCGATCCGGTCGGTGCGCCGACGAGGTACGGCGGAATGTTGGCGACGCGAGCCATTTCGAGCGCCTGGTAGGTGCGTGCCTCGGTCAACTGGAGTTTGCTCGGATCCATGTAGGACTCTTTCCAGTCCACGTATTCGTTCAATGCGGCCACCGCGTTGTTGTTTCGTGCAGCTGCGAACGCGGCCGCCAATTCGCTCAATTCCTCGGCACTCAACGGTTCGCCAGAGGTTTGTTTGAGCACGCCTGCCGGTGTCTGGTTGCGCGCGAATCGTTCGGCGCTGGTGTCGAGGTTGATGTTGGTGCGGATTGCTCGAGCACCCATCGACAACAGGCCCTGGATTGGGCTGATGAATTGCACGACGTCGTTGGGATTGAGCTGAAAGCCGTTGAAATAGATTTCTTTGCTTGGGCCGAACCACAACGGGCCGCCCTGGTCGCGCGTCTGAATGTTGCTGGCAGGAATCCACGTGAACGCGTTGGGGAATCCGTTGCCCA